ATTGTTTAAAGATTTTATCGCAACCATGTCAAATAGTTTCGGGCGGTAAGTTGCGAGTTTTAACAAGGAAACTTTAGGAGATTAAATTATGGCGAGTTTATCAGGAAATACAATAGCAAGTACTTTTACAGGCTTGCTCAAGACGAATGATAATGGTGCAAGGGCGGCAGACGGCGCTACCCCTGACCAGTGCTCAGACGGTGCTGGTAATACCATTCCATTATTTGTATCAGCTACAGAGGTTTATGCTGTAGGTAGTGGTACGGGAACATCACATACCGCATTTGGTAAAGATTGTGGTGTTGATTTAGCCGCAGGTACTGGTAATTCTTTATTTGGAGAAGGTGCTGGTGCTGATGTGACTACAGGAGAGCATAATACAGCAGTTGGTTATCGTGCACTATATCAGGGTACGACTGAAACAAACGACAATGTAGCAGTAGGTTTTAATGCTATGAGTGGTGCTTGGACTACAGCCTCAGTTATTGATTGTGTTGTAATAGGTAGCGGAGCAGGTGCCGGAGCTTTAGTTGGCGGTGCTTCTGGTCTAACAGCAGTAGGTAAGGCCGCAGGAGCCGCAGTTACTTCTGGAGCTAAAAATACAGCGCTGGGCTTTGGGGCTGGTACGGCACTTACAACTTCGGATAATAATGTAGCCATAGGTTATAACGCATTATATCAAGGTACCACCGAATCGGACGATAACGTGGCGATTGGTTACAATGCTATGAGCGGTGCTATTGGAACAGAACAAGTAAACGATTGTGTTGCTATTGGTAGTGGTGCTTTAGCTGGTGCTTTAGATAGTACGGATGGAGCTGATGAGGCTTCTGGCACAGTTGCAATTGGCAAGTCGGCAGGAGCGGCCCTTACAGAGGGGGCAGGAAATACTTTTGTTGGATACAATTCTGGGACTGCCATTACTATTGGTAACTATAATACATCATTTGGTAATGGTGCTTTATTGGGTAGCGTTGATGGAGATTTTAATACTGCAATCGGTTATCAGGCGTTGGAAGATTATGAAGGGGCAGATGGTTCTGGAAAAAATACAGCCGTTGGTTATCAAGCAGGAAAGACCATTAGTACAGGTGCATCTATTGTAGCAATAGGTTCGGGTGCTATGAGTTCTGGTGTAACAACAGCAAATGAGATTGTAGCCATCGGAGAAGGTGCAGCTGCGGTTCTCACATCTGGTGGGCAGAATATCGCCATCGGAAGAGGGGCGATGGATGAACATACCACGGGTTCTAATAATATTGCCATTGGTGTTAATGCTATGACTGCTACTCAGGCGGCTGGAACACAAACTACCTCCGCTGGTTCAGGCAACAATATATTTATTGGTAGAAATTCAGGTGGTGGCGATTGGGCAAATGATGCGACCAGTGAAAATATTGGTATTGGTAATTATGCTATGGATGCCGCACTAAATAATTCTATCAGAAATGTAGCAATCGGACATCAGGCTTTAAGTGCCCAGACATCGGGACGTAATAATACCTGTGTTGGTTATCAAGCAGGTGATGTAATACAAACTGGTTCACGTAATACTCTGATTGGTACGGGTACCAGCATGGATGCGGAGAACAAAGTTGATGTTGTTTGTCTGGGATATGGAATGTCTGGAGACAGCAATACAATTAACTTAGGGTCAAGCAACACTTCTAAAATTTATGTTGCTAACGACAGCACTTCTTGGGCAAATGCTTCAGATGAAAGGATAAAAAAAGATATTGAGGATTGTGATTTGGGACTTGCCTTTGTTAATGACCTTCGTCCTGTAACTTTTAAGTGGAGAGCCTACGAAGATTGGGATGAGGAATTAAAGGAAGAAGGAATGACAAAGACGGGTATAAACACAGAAAAACTAAACTATGGATTTGTTGCACAAGAAGTAAAAACTACGATGGATTCTCATAATCATTCGAAGTTTCCAGCTTGGGGTTGTAGCAATAGTAAGACAGGAGAACAGAGTTTGTCTAAGGGTAATTTTATGACTCCCGTTATCAAAGCAATCCAAGAACTTTCAGCCAAAGTAACCGCATTGGAAAATGCTTAATTCATAGGAGATAACATGGTACTAACACTAGAACAGGTAGATGCAAGACTTGCAGAGATTCCTCAACAGATGGCAGAGATAACTGCTGAACAACATCAGTTGATGGGATATAAAAGAGCACTGGAAGATGTTGAGGCTGAAGCCACACCTAAGAACGGTGAGGTAATGCCTCCTCCGAAGAAAGAGAAAAAATCCAAAGTTGCTAAAGCCGCTTAAATGGATTCTTCCACTCATACTTCTCGGATGTCAATTAGAGCCAGAGATAGTATACATTCCCGAAATCTATGAGATAAGGGATACGCTCTATGTTCAAGTCCATGATACTTCATATGTTGAAAGCGAAGCATCTTTTGGGATAACATCAGATGCTACACTCTACCCGTATGGTACAGACAGCTTGGAACTCGGCTACTGGTATGCTGTCACGAAACTGGATTCATCTTTTGTTGATTCTGTTTTTCTTACTGGTCACATCATTAAGTGGAACGATGATATGAATGGGGGTGATGTAATGGATAAGACATATTATGTTCCTTGGCCTGATAATGCTAGAGATTGGATTCTTCCATTTAGCTATAGTCATGGAGAGTTTTTTTCTAAACAGAGATGGGCAACAGATGATTGGCCCACAGATGTTGTAGTATCATACACAATGGAATTGGAATACAAGTAATGTACGGAATGATTAACGAAGCTATCCGAACCTTAGTCACAAGAGAGGCTGGCGATGAGGTATGGGAACAAGTACTTGAAACCTCTGGAGTAGGAGAGGATGTATTTGATAGTATGGAAGGGTATGATGATTCCGTTACATACTCACTTGTTGGGGCTACGTCAGAGATATTGGGGGTGCCGGCATCAGACGTCTTAGAGATGTTTGGCGTGTATTGGGCAACGGATGTAGCGCCAAAAGGTTATGGAGATTACTTCAATGCATTTGGGCACGACTTTGAAACCTTTGTAGAGGGACTGGATGAGATGCATGTTAGGATAGCAGAGATGTTACCCAACTTAGCTCCACCCTCGTTTGAAATAAAGAAGCTTGGAGACAATCATTTTGAAATTCATTATGAGTCCCCAAGGGATGGATTAGCTCCTTTGGCTATAGGCACACTAAAGGGTATCGCTCAACATTTCGGTGGCGAAGCAGATATTACTCAGATAGAGTATAAAGGAACTGATGACCATGATGTATTTGAGGTCAAGTTTACCGATGGGTCATAAGACTAAGCTCGGCAGTCTATTAATGGATGCTGACATTATCACTAAGCGACAGCTTAATGAGGCTATTAATAAGCAGTCTAATGGTGATGATAGAAAGTTGGGAGAGATTCTAGTTGCCGCTGGGTATGTCACAGTAGAAGATTTAACAGGGGTCATGCTAGAGGAAGCTAAGGAAGCACAGTCTGAAAGAGAAAAGTCAAAGCGTGACAGGTTATTACAGAAACAAATTTTACAGAAGAAGATTACTCCTAAGCCGGTTGTGGCTAAGGTAGCACCACTACCTACTACACTACCTGTGCCTGATGAGGAGATACTTAAAAAAAAATTCACGTTGTCAATCCAAACTATGGTGGCGGCTGTGACTGGTCTTATATCCCTGCTAGGTATGTGGTATGCACTACAGGCTGATATACAGGCTAATGTGTTTAGAATTGATACTCTTGAAAAAGAAGTAGAGAGATTAAGAAGCAATGATTAATGAAAGACCCAGTGACAGCGTGTGCGATTGCAGTTGTCGGTGCCATGATACTGGTATCGGTAAAACAGGTAGCACCACACGTGTTCTGGGGAGTACTCATAACTCTATTGATTTATACGTGTCAACGCCACCTAAAACAAAATGGATTTTCGTGGACGACGTGGAGCAAGAAGTGAAAACTAGTTTTCCAGATGGTTGGACTTATGTTGGGCAAGATACTGATGAACAATGCTGAATTGACTGAGTGGAGAGAAAGTTTAAAATCTGATTTATCCGTCGTACGTAATGATGTCGAATGGATTAAGGAAAATCTTGGACGAATGGATGTGCGACAAGCTGACCTTACGAAGCAAGTATCGTGGCTTCGGGGGTTGGGTTCGATTGTTGGTGTTATTCTTGGCTCTGTTCTTGCTCTGGTTAGCAGTGTAGTATTTGGGAAATGACTAGTCTCAATGATAGCCTTCATGTCAACATCAATATCAAGTGGCTTATACAGATTATCACAGCTTCTGTTTTGCTTACGGCTTCTTATTTTAAAGTCAGTAGCACACTTGATGACCACGGGGCTAGGATAACGCAGATACACGATGAGATAGTAGGGATACAGATGAGGCTAGACCAGATGGAAAAAGAGCATGTAGAAGAGATTGAGCATCATAACGAAGAGCTTATACAAGAGAATAAATCTTTATTGGAAAAAATTGGAATAAGAAAACGATAGGAAGTGTAATTAAAATGACTAATGAATGTGATTGTGAAAATTGTGAATGTGAGAATTGCGAGTGTAAATGAATAAAGATATTAAGGATATGGAGAATTGGAATCAGAAGTTCGGGAACACTTTTGCAACGGTGCTTGGGATGTGTTTCGTTTGTGCTTTTGTGATGTTCTTCTATGAGGGATGCAGTTGGGAAGGATATGATAAAAATGACAAAATTGTCAGCCCGAAAGAGCCGGAAGATAATACCGCTGATCCTTCAGCTTGGATATTATATAAATAAACAATGGGAGGTCTATAATGGACTGGGTAGTAGAGAATTGGCAAATAGTTACAATCGGCGTGATGGTGGTAGACAAAGTCGTCGCCATGTCACCGAGCAAAATGGACGACTTAATTTGGGCGTCTGTGAAGAAAGTTTTGACAGGCATAAAGGTAATGAAGAAAAAATAATGCCGTTTTATCAAGAGATAAAGAAAGTTATTGAACGGGAAGGTGGTTATGTAAATGACCCTGATGATCCCGGCGGGGAGACCAAGTACGGTATTTCCAAGAAGGCGTATCCGAATGTTGACATTGAGAACCTGACAGTGGATGACGCTGTGGAACTGTACAAAGATGATTACTGGTTACCCGCCAAGATTGAGAGGTTGCCCGACAAACTACAGGGCCAGTACTTTGACATGGTGGTCAATCAGGGTATAGCCAAGTCCTCCAAGATACTTCAACGTGCCTGTAACGGGAAGAATAAGGACAAGATAAAAGTAGATGGGAAGGTAGGCCCTAACACCATCAAGGCGACTGCTAGGCTGGAGTCTGATAGGTTAAGGGCTTACCGGATCATGGAGTACGCCAGACTGGCTCTTACAAGGCCTGAGCTGGAAAAATATTATTATGGTTGGGTAAAGAGAGCAATGCATGCCTAAAGCGTTTTATAACATTAATGATTTCTCCGGTGGTCTAAACTCAGCTCTCGATCCACGTGACATTGGTGAGAACGAGATGTCTGACGTAGAGAATATCATACTGGAAGATAGGAAGTCTATACGTCCCATGGGTGGGGATACCGCACATACTGATGTTCCCAGTGGGACGGCTGGACATATCTGTCCCGGCTATGGCGCCTTTATTTTTGAGTCCGATCATGAACGTGGCCCTAGGGCTCTAGATACTGGTGAGAACTGGTTGGGAGTCATTGATTCTAAAACTGGAGAGGTTGATCTTTATGATCTTGGTAGTGATTCTTTTCAGTCTGGGATATTTGATATGGGTGCGGCATCCACCTCGGGAGCTTTTAGTTCAGATGAACTGGCTTTTGCTGGCAATGCTGATGGTTATGACACCATTACAGCAGATGCCGGCTCAGTTAATTTTATAACTCAGGGGTTTAGAAAAGGTGACATCATAGGAATCTCGGGTTGTACTGATGTGACCAATAACAATTTCAACGGTCTGCGTGTAAGAACTGTCTCCGAACTTGTATTAACCTTGGATCACAGCGGGGTACTTACTGACGAGGACGATGAAGATGGTGATGTTACAATTACCAGATTGACACAGGGTGTATTTTATTTCGCCGATGAAGCTCTCAGGGTCTCAGACGCCGCATTCGGTTCCAGTATCCAGAATAAGTGGTACGGTTACATCAATCGTCGTCCCTTTCAGGACATCTCCGGATCAATGGAACACCTAGCCAATACGGGCAATTTTAGTTCTAATTGGACAGGAGGTAATGGGTGGACTCTGGATGCAACAGATGCAAGCTATGCTCACCATGCAAGCCCCGCCACTTTAGTTCAGGCAGTGGCTGAGATGACTATAGGTGAGACCATTCCCAA